CGTTTTGGTAAATTCATTTAAACGCTCCAAGCTGTACTAAATTCATCATCTATTAAATCGCTCTTTGGTATCCCAACTCTAGTTGCTAATCTTATGACTTCTTCTTCTTCCATTTGCAAACGTGTCATTATTTCTTGTTTTGACAAGCCTTTATCAACCATACTTTGTATTATTTCAGCCATATCTAACACGCCATGAGTTCCGCGTGCACGATTATGCCTGATTGTAGACATTTGTTGATGTGACTTATTTTTCGGTTTCACCATTACAGTAGGGACTTGGTTGTTATACATTTCTATCATGTCTTTTTGACCGCTTATTGTCCATCTATGAAACCCATCTACAATTTCTAAATCTTCATTTATTACAATAGGTTGCGTCCAGCCATCTTCTATAATGCTTAATTTTAACAATCGCATTTCTGGACTTGCTACCCGATTTGGGTTGTAACCATTTGGTTTTAAAGTATCTCTATCGCGCCATAACAGATTTGATACTGGTTGTTCGTCTTTATGTGAATTTTTTGCCATGTAACTTCTCTGCTTGTTCTTTAGTTAAACCAGCTTTGTTTTGTGTTTTGATTCTTTCTCCAACCAAGTCTTGCGTAATTCTGCCCTTAAAGTCTCCTCTTGTAACAACTTTAGACAAAAATTTCCATGATAAGCCACTTACTATATGTGGCTCATATTCTGGTATTGGCTCATCTGTATTAGATTTGTGATGTTTAATACATGTATTTATTAGTTTGGTAACAGTAATTTGATCTTTCGGATTATAGGTTTCTATTACATTTGATACATGATCGCGCCATGATGTTTGATCTGGTTTAAATCCTGTACTGTAGAGTTCTGTGTTGCCATACATAGCCGCAGTTCTAGCCCCTTTTACCCTATCTATCATTTTTGACCACAATTCTGGAAAACATTCTGCATATAGATGCAAACCACGCAACGGTTCTTCTCCATATGGGGGGCATACTCTTTGTACTAAAAGATGACCATATTGTTCTGTTCTATTAAATATATCGTAAGTTTTATTGTAATCCGCGTTTTTTAATTTAACTAATCTCCAAACATCTTTACTTGACCAATCATAAATTGGAAAAGCATAATAAACGCCTTTGATCGGTTTTGATATGTAGTTTTCTTCTGTTTTCATTGCTACAACGCGGTATCTTCGTAAACTTTCTTCTGTTCTGATACCTTGAACAACTACTTTGTTAGTGTTTTTAAAATGTGCTTGACCAAATTCTTGCATGCTCATTCCAAACACAAAATCTTTATGTTCAGTGATTGCGCATTCTGGCATTTCTCTAGTCCACAAATGTTTTTCTTCGGGATGCCAGCAATACCAAAACGGTTGCTCATTACTACAAGCGTTGCGATGTTTAACTGGCAAACAATACCATTTCAAATCTACTTCTTCGCTATCATGTACTCTTTTTACATAGTCTATTGTTGGAGGGTGTATGGCTTCTTCATCATAAAAAAACGCACTTACTGGCAATCTATCTAGCTCTTTAGCTACGTCAATACAACATAACAGCATAGCCGTGGAGTCTTTGCCTCCGCTAAATGAAACTTCAATATCGTCATAGATGCTATATAAATACCTAATTCTATTTTTTGCTTCTTCATAGACGTTAGTATCTAAGTAGTTTTTTGTTTTTATTTTTGTAACCATTGCTATACTTTTAAATTAGATCACACATTGCTACTAAACAGTTTCCATGTCCTGTTATAGAGTGGTCATTTGCTATTATATTTAACTTATCTATGACGCGTTTCTTTTCTTCTGCTGTTATCACCACGGAAAATTCAACGTATCCATCTGTTGTTTTTGTTGGGTTTAACGGTATTTCTTCTGGTGTTACGGCATTTTCTGTAATATCTGGCAAAACAAACTCAACATCATTGAGTGATGCTTTTAGCATATCAACATCTGTTTCTGTAAACCCCATTAACTGCATATCAAAATTTGTAGACAGATAATCAAGTTCTTCATTTAATAATTCATTGTCCCATGAGCCATTTTGTGACAACCGATTATCTGCAATTATGTATGCTTTTTTTTGATCTTCGCTCCAATTTTTTGCAATCACGCATGGAACATCTTTCATGCCAAGTTGTTTAGCCGCATACAATCTTCCATGACCAGCTATCACTGTCTGATTCTCGTCAATTAATATTGGTACTGTCCAACCCCATTCGGTTATGCTGTTTGCTAGTTGTTGTATTTGTTCTTGCGGGTGTGTTTTAGGATTGCGATCATACGGAATTAATGTATCAACACTAAATGAAATTATTTCTGATGGCACATTAGTTGTCATATTGCGCTCCTACGCTACTTACTCCACTTGGAGAAATCCACTATATCATTTCTTGTATCTTCTTCAAACTGTCGTTTTTGGTAGTCATAAACAAATTTTACCTCGCCTATTTTACCATATAAACCCTGCTCTCTTATTTTCCTTGTAATAACCCTTACCGTATTATCATCAAAGTTTCTATGTACAGTCAGTATTGCATCACTCTGGTTAGACCAATGACTTGCGCCAGAGATGTCATAGGCTGTAGGTGGACTATAACTACCGTTGTTTTCTTTTGGTAGCTTAGTGGGGTGAGCTACTATCCATACCACCACATCATGTACCCTAGCGAACCGTTTGCACTTGCTTATAAAGTCTCTAATATGCTCATCTTCTCTAGCATTACCACTGCGTTTAGCGGATACCTCATTGTATGGATCAATGATTAGCGCATCACAGCCATGCTTGAGTACACTGCCTTTAGCTATATCTAGTATATGGTCAATGTCTGGTACGGTGTCTCTGGTTTCTATGAAGTAAAAATGCTCGTTGATCCAGTTTAATCCTTGCTGTAATTCTTCCTCTGTCATGCGGTTTACAAAGCCTTCATCAAATGTTTTGCGTAATCTTAGCTGTGCCAATCGGCGTAAGTGCATAGATGTAGAGTGTTCTGGGCTATACAAGCAATAACGCCAGTTATGGTTTTCTGCTATTTTTACGAGCATTTGATCTAAGAAACTAGACTTGCCGTGATTTGGTATGCCTGTGACTACGTGGAATGTGCCTTTTAGTACCTTGTATATCTCATCTAGTCCGTCATAACCAACCTCTATAGGCTTGGTATAGTTGCCATTATATAAATCTAACACCGACCCATAGTATTGGTTTGCCGTATAGAGTCCGTCTACTGGATACGGTTGTGAATTATCTATTGCATTGATAACATCTATTGCCCCACATTTAAGCATGATGTCATTTGCGTCCTTGCACTCTGCTGGATAATCTACGTACCAACATCTGTCTTTGCCAAACCTATGCAATAATTCTGCATGTAGGCTTTTCCCAGCTTCATCATTATCAAGAAACAATACAATCTTATTGGCTTTAAGTGGACAGTTTTCTAATGCAGTAAATCTAGCGTCTTTCTCATTAAACTTAGCCTCTTGTGGTGCGCCATCTGGTAACGTAACAACATTCTTGTAACCACACTCCATAACAGTAAGAGCATCTATTTCGCCTTCTACAAATATAACAAGGTCTTTATCGTAAGCATTTACATAATTGTATAGTGTTCTCTGCGCGTTTGGGCTTTGCTTAAATTTTTTAGACTTAGTGCGGTACTTTATATTGACCACTTGATTATTTTCATCATAGTACGGCAACGCAATCCATGCGCCATCGGCATAAATGCCTTGAGCCTCTACTGTTTCTTTGCTAATACCGCGCTCAGAAAAGTAACTATAGAGTGTATCTGGAGTATATTTTTCTTCGGGTAATGTTGGTCTTATATAGGTTTTCTTGGGTGGTGTTACAAAATTGCTAGATGTAGCGGTAGTCCCTTTGTAACCACAGTGATGACAATTCCACACTGCATTATCGCCTTCTATTGTAACGCTTAAAGGGTTGTCGCTTGCTTTGTGGGGTGGTTGGCACTCTGGACACTTGGTTTTTTCTGTGCCTTGTTGGTAATGCTTTAGTTTTATATTCTCATCTCTCAATACGTCATACATATTTTTTTGCATATTCTGTCCTTTCAATTTATCCAGCTAACGTATTAGCACTATTTTTATTTATTATAACAACATCTTCAAACCTTTTCTGGTTTAACCACGTTTGCGCGTGCGGTATAAATTTTTCTTCCGTGTGCTTGTTCAGTTCTGCAAATGAAACCAATGATTCCATAATTTTTTTGAATGATGCAGTTTTGCGAGCTGTTGCAAAAGATTTAGCGGCTGGAAACTTACCAACCTTGCGCGGATATATTGTCCAAAACTTTGAAAACTCATCACTGTATATATCTTTTGTATTGTCTTTAGTATTGGTGGACATGGGTGTCCTAACGGTATGGGTGTTCATGTCCATACCCCTATGGTCATCTACGTCCATACATAAAAAATATCTATTGCTTGTTCCTTTCCTAGCTAATGATCTTATAAAGTTGTTATCTATCAACCACTTAAGACATCTACGTATCTGTCTATCGCTTACTCCAACTACATCACTTAGGTTTTTTTCGCTAGGGTAGCAACTGCCTTGTTCGTCAGCGTAGTTAGAAAGAATAAATAAAACTAATTTTGTTGTGGGTGTGTCTGTACGTGCTTTTATGCACCAGTTCAATGCTTGTATACTCATGTTGCTAATATAACATAAGTAATTACTATTGCAATTAGTTATTAATATAACTATAATTGTTAAATGAATGATGTAAAAAAAGTATTTGCTACACACGGCAAAGAGTACCTTTCGCCTAGCAGTATAAACAAGTTTGCAAAAAATCCAGCTAAATGGTTGGTCAACATTGCTGGGTACAGAGATAAATCTTATGCCCCACCCTTTACTTACGGAAATGCTATAGAGAAAGGTATTACAAGAGCTGTGATGGACGGCATTTCTGTTGACCAAGCGGTTAATGAAGCCTTAGAGGTATATTCTGAAACCCATCAAAAAGTAACAGATGCTAACTATGAGCGTTATAACTGGGCTACGTGCGCAAAGAAACAGCTTCAAGTTAAGCCAACTTTAGAAAAAATCATTCCGCAATATGCAAAACTTGGCGTGCCGATAGCTTGTCAGAAATGGGTAGAGCATACCTTTGACAACTTTGACATACCTATGCGCGGTATACTTGATCTTGAATATGAACATGAAGTGCGCGACCTAAAGACCGCAAGCCAAAGACCTAAGAACAATAACGACTATAATCGCCAACTAACATTTTATGCGCTAGCTACAAACAAAAAGCCATTCATAGATTATGTTTATACACTTACTAAATCTTGCGATCTGGTTACGTTTGAAGTTCCTGAGATTGAGTTGCACATTGTAACTATTGAAAGAATCATGAACAAAATGTATAGAATGCTAGCAGTCAGTGATGACATAGCTGAAGTGTGTAAAGCAACGAATCTTGAGCCTGATGTATCCAATACAAACTGGTGGGACTACTGGGGAAAGAATGAACGAGAAGGAGCATACCAGTTGTTTCTAAAATAATAAATTGTTACAATGATAAATATAAATTACTTAAAATAAGGTGAAAATATGACTGACCATATTGATGAAAACGAACCACAACTTACTCACAAATACGCATTAATTGAAGCGTTACTTGAAGCACAAAAAAACATTGATAATGCGCTGAAAGATAGTAATAACCCTTTTCACAAAAGCACATACGCAAATTTAGAAAGCGTCTTACTCACTTGTAAACAAGCATTTAATGAGCAAGGCGTACTAATACAGCAAAAATCATACCCATCTGATACAGGTGTTATTGTAGAAACTGTTTTTTACGGACATGGCGCACATTTATCTGCTGGGAAAGTTCATGTACCTGCTAAAAAAGATGATCCGCAAGCATACGGCAGTGCGTACACTTACGCTCGCCGCTATAGTTTAAGCCTTGCCGCTGGTATAGGTGGAAAAGATGATGATGGTGAGGGGGCTATGAACGCCGTTCGTAAGTATAAATTTACTGATACTACTGGTAAAAACATTATATACAGCACAAACAGTGTCAAAGATTACCTCAAACAATGCAGAGACAGATTAAAAGATCCAGATAATGTAGCGCATCAATCACTATACAAAACCAACAAGGGCAATATAGAGCTTGTAAGTTTAGATGCTTCTGGTGCTGATGCTGAGTCATTCTTAAAACTGCAATCTTTGTATAAGTAATGAGTAAGTTTACATTAGATGATTGTGTCCATATGTGCCTTAGAAATGGCAACTGGTGGACGTTTTGGGATCTGCAAAGGGTAATAAAAAACAATACTGGCACTTTTTATGGTGAACCAAGCATATCTGCATCTATTAGAAATATTAGAAAATACAAATGCAGACAAAAATATAGCTTGCCATTAACAGGTGAGATAATTTTAAAACGTAGAATTGACAACAAAAAAGGCTATGAATACCGCCTTACAGGAGTATAAGATGAGTGAAGAATATAATGATGAGTTACAAGGTTACTTGTGGCATGAAAACGATTCTGTTATCAAGCGGAAAGGTAGCTTTACGATTGAAGGCACTAAGTATTACGGAGCTATTGTAGAATCTAAAAATAATCTAGGTGAGTCTAAATACGAATTTATGATGTCACTAGGGTTAATTCACTTAAATGGTGAAAAATTAGATCCAAAATCGCCTGACATGGGTGGCAAAGTCACACACAATGGGAAACAGTATAAGCTCGGTTGCTGGGCTAAAACTGGCAAAGAGTCTGGCACTCCATATACCTCTATTGGCTTTTTGCCTTTAGATGACGCAGAAAAACCGCCTCAAACGAAAGGCTGGGATTCTGAAAAG